GCTTGACTGGTTACAAGATCCGCAAACCCAACAAGCAGTTTGTCCAACACGGATCAAATCCTGATAACACGTTCCTTGGACAGGAGAAATGGAATGCTGGTGGCAAGCTGCTGGTCATCTTTGAAGGTGAGTACGACTGCCTCAGCTACGCCACGGTGCGAAAGACCTGGCCCTGTGTGTCGCTGCCAAACGGTGCTGACTCAGCAGAGCGCTGCATCCGCAACAACCTTGATTGGTTGCTGAAGTTTGAAGAAGTGATCCTGTGCTTTGACGGCGATGAGCATGGGTCAGCCGCGGCCAAGAAGGTGGTTCAACTGCTTCCACCACGCAAAGCAAAGATCGGCACCATAGAGGGCTATAAAGACGCCTCTGAGGCCCTTGTAGCGGGCGATAGCAAAGCCATCATGCAGATGGTGTGGACAGCCGCTAAGTACGAGCCTGATGGGATTGTGAACGGCTCCAATTTGCTGGAGTTTGTGCTGGCTGATCCGAAGGTTGAGAGCGTTGAATATCCCTACTCATTCCTTAACGACAAGCTGCATGGCTTGCGTAAAGGTGAGCTTGTCACTGTCACAGCTGGCACAGGTATTGGTAAATCCACTTTTGTTTCAGAGATTGCTTATGACTTGCTCACGCGGCAAGGGGAGACTGTTGGCTACGTCGCTCTTGAGGAGAACATCAGACGTACTGCTCGGCGTTTTGTTGGAATGGAGCTTGATTACCCTATCCATATTGATCGGGGTTACTTCACTGATGAACAAGTTGAAGCTGCGTTTGATAAAACGCTTGGATCCGGTCGTCTGTATCTCTACGACCATTTTGGTTCTTTGGACCCTACCGTTCTTCTTAATCGGATACGCCATCTTGTTTCTGGCTGCAATTGTAACTGGATCATTTTCGATCACCTTTCGATTTTGGTATCGGGTCTTGATCAAGGTGACGAAAGGCGGGCAATTGATCAAACCATGACAAAACTCCGTAGCTTTGTCGAAGAGACTGGCTGCGGAATGATTCTTGTGTCACACTTACGCCGACCACAAGGCGATAAGGGCCATGAAAATGGAGCGCAAACTGCTCTATCTCAGCTCAGGGGCAGCCATAGCATCCCTCAGCTCAGTGATGTTTGTTTGGGGTTGGAACGTGACCAACAAACCGCAAACTCAACCGAAGGGACTACCGTACGCGTGCTCAAGAATCGGTTCACCGGGTGGTGTGGAGCTGTGGGTGAAGTGAAATATGAAGAAAGTACCGGCAGAATGTTGGAGCTTTCAAGCAATAAAACTAAATCCACCAAAGTAGATGATTCTCTTGAAACCGATTTTTGACGTTCACATCCGTGAACTGAACGAGCGCAAAGTTTCTGTCCTTGCCACAACTGAGGAAGCCAAGGTTTTCTGCAGGCCCTATTTCAAATCCAATGACTTCTGTTTCGATTGCAATTACGAAGGGCTTGAGCGATTCGTTGATGAAGCTCTCGCAGCCGGACTCAAAACCTTCATCGATTCTGGTGTTCGATGTCGAGACAAATGCCCTAAAAATCGGGGACGTTACTACGATTCACTGCTGTGCGATTCACGACGGGAACCAGACGCAGCTGTATGAGGATCCCAAGGTTTGGATTCCCATCCTTGAGAACGCTGATGTGCTGGTTGGTCACAACATCATCCAGTACGACGTGCCTGCCATACAGCAGGTTTACCCCAGGTTTAAACCAAAGGGGCACCTGCTTGACACGTTGATTGTTTGTCGGATGTTGTACCCAAACATCCTTGACAAAGACTTCAAGCGCAAGTGGCCTGACATGCCAATGCAGATGTATGGCCGTCACAGTTTGGAAGCTTACGGCTACCGCTTGGGCTTTCAAAAAGCACACGCAGACATCACAGACTTCAGCACACTCACCCCTGAGTTAGCCGAAAGGTGTGTCTGTGACGTGGATTTGAATGCTAAGCTTTTCACTCGGTTGCAACCAAAGATCGAAGGCATCCCTTGTGCCATGGATCTAGAGATGAACTTTGCGAAGTTGATCTCCCTGCAGGAACGATCTGGGTTTCCGTTTGACGTTGAAGGAGCGCTCAAGCTGGAAGCCGAGGTCAATGACAAACTGAATATTCTCAGCGAACGATTGAGACAACGGTTCCCGTTCGTTGACGGTGGGGTCTTCACACCAAAGCGTGACAACTCCACACGGGGCTACATCAAAGATGCGGCTATGTGTCGTCTTGATGAGTTGAACCCCAACTCACGAGATCACATTGCTTGGGCTCTGCAAACTCATCTGGAGTGGAAGCCAGAAGAGCTGACAGAGACAGGTAAACCGAAGGTGGATGAAACGATTTTGTCGAAGATTCCAGGAGCTGAGGATTTTGTTTCACACCTCACACTCCAAAAACGGCTAGGTCAATTGAGCACAGGTAACAACGCCTGGCTCAAACTCGTAGGAGAGGACCGCTCACTGCACGGCAGTGTCATCACTGTCGGCTGTGCCACAGCCCGCTGTAGTCACGTTCACCCCAACATGGCCCAGGTGCCTGCTGTTAGGTCAGCCCTGGGATCGGAGTGCCGAACTCTGTTTGTACCTGACGTTTCAATGAAGCGCAAACAGGTGGGCGTTGACCTCAGCGGGATTGAGGCACGGTGTTTGGCCCATTACACCTACCCCTTTGATGGCGGTAAGTTTGCCGACGAGGTGTTGCACGGCGACATCCACACAGCAAACCAAAAGGCTGCTGGGCTAGCTACTAGAGATCAAGCGAAGACATTTTTCTACGCTTTGATGTACGGAGCTGGCGCAGAGAAGTTGACCTTGATCACTGGACAGGACGGTGGCAAGCTCAAGCGAAAGTATTTTAAAAACATGCCAGCCTTGGATAAACTCACCAAGCTGGTAACTGAAAAGGCAGAAAGCCAAGGCTATATCAAAGCTTTGGATGGCCGTGAGATCCAGATCCGTTCAGCACACAGCAGCTTGAACTTCTTGTTGCAGTCGGCAGGAGCGTTGATCAGCAAGGTCTGGTACATCAGATGCTTTGAGTTATTGACCAAAGCAGGGTTGTTGTACGACACACACTGGACCTTCCTTGCCCACATTCACGACGAGATTCAATTTTCTGTGGAGAAAGCTCATGCACAACAACTCGGAGAACTCGCGGTCAAAGCAGCAACACTTGCCGGGGAAGACCTCGGCCTACGGATTCCCATTGCAGCAGAATATAAGGTGGGAGACAACTGGGCCGATTGTCACTAAGTTCTGCACAGTTTGTAAGCAAGACAAACTTGTCACTGAGTTTCATGCTGACAAGCAGAAAGCTGATGGTCGGTATCCGCATTGCAAATCTTGCAACAGGATTAACGTAAAGAATCGCAAAAGATTACGACAGCACAACCCACCACCAGCTAACAACAGGTGTGAATGTTGCGGTCAAGTTAAAAAGCTAGTGCTCGATCATTGCCACACAACACAGGAGTTTCGTGGTTGGCTGTGCAGTGATTGCAACGTCGCACTTGGCAAGCTTGGGGACGATACTCAAGGCGTCCTAAACGCACTTGATTACCTTGAGCGCAAAAATATGCTGACATCAATTGACGGAGGTGACCACGATGAAACTGCTGCTTGATGCAGACATGCTGCTGTATCAGACAGTGGCCAGTTGCGAGACAGAGATCGAGTGGATGACTGACATCATCACTACTCATCTTCCAATTAAGCAAGCTAAACTCATGTTTACTGAGCTTGTGGAAGCAAAACAAAAGCAAGCCAAAGCTGACAGTGTTGTCCTTTGTTGGACTTCAAACGAAAACTTTCGTAAGAAGGTTGATCCAACTTACAAAGGCAATCGTGTCAACTATCACCGCCGCAAACCTGTTGGTTTTGTAGCAACCAGGAACTGGGCTGAAGGAGCATATCCCTCAGAGTGCTGGTTCAATCTGGAAGGTGATGATGTGCTCGGCATTTTGAGTACTCGTAATCCAGAACAAACCATTCTCTGGTCAGGTGACAAAGACCTGAAGCAGATTCCTGGTTTGCATCTTGATAACGAGGGCAACACTTACTCCATCTCCGACCTCGAAGCCGATGTTTATTTTTACCGCCAAGTTCTTACCGGCGATTCCACTGACGGGTATCCTGGCTGCCCTGGAGTTGGTCCGAAGACAGCGGAAAAACTCATCCCAGAAGAAGACTTCACAGAAGCCTCCGCATGGAGAACTGTAATTAAACAGTACGAAAAGAAAGGCTTTGGCCCTGACTATGCCCTCACGCAAGCACGTCTTGCTCGCATCCTTCGGAACACCGAGTACACCTTTGATGAACTTCAGTTATGGACACCACTCACGATCCCGTCAACCCCTCCCACTACGCCATCGACGAAGGAGTAATTGAGTGCATTGATTACATCGAAAGCCACGCCTTTGATTTTCTTGAAGGCAACGTAATCAAATACGTCACTCGGTATCAACACAAAAACGGTGTTGAAGATCTTAAAAAAGCACGTTGGTATCTCAATCGCTTAATTCAACGCTACGAATCTCGATCAACCCATGATCAAAAGATTTACGAATCTGTTCTCAACTGCAATGACTTTGAATTCCAATTCCCGAATAGTGAAACACTGGATGAAACAAGCGAATCAGCTTGACAAGCCAGATTGTGACAAACAACTTCAATTTCTTGAAGAAGAATTTTACGAAGTTATGCACGCTTGGAAAAGCGAAACTCGACCTGAAGTTATCAAGGAACTTTGCGACCTTATCTGGGTTGCTTACGGTATGCCTCATACACTTGAAGTTGATCCAGACGTTGCTTTTGATCGCATTGCTGCGTC